GTTGACGGATTGGCCGCGTCCTCAGCGTCCTTTATCACCCAGGCGGGCGATACCGTCCTGATGGCGACGGGCGCCACGATGATGATCCACGAGCCCCACGGCATGACGATGGGTGACGCCGAAGACCACTCCAAGATGGCGTCGGTGCTCGACAAGATGGGGGATACCATCGCGTCCTTCTATGCCCAGAGAGCTGGCGGGGATGAACCGCTCTGGCGCTCGCGGATGAAGGTTGAGAGTTGGTTCAGGGCGCAAGAGGCCGTAGACATCGGACTCGCGGACGGGTTGATCGGTGGGGCTGAGAACCGCGCCGGGATATTCAACCTCGCTAAGTTCAAGAACGTACCGGACTGGGTGCCGCAGGCCGTCGCTCCACCTATCGAGGAGCCGACCCCCGAACCACCCCCGGAGCCTTCGCCTGTCCTAGAGGGTATCAAGGAAGGCGTCGGCGAGATTGTCAAGAAGCCGGGCCTCCCGCCCTTCGACTTCAAGGAAGCATTGAGAGCGGGCACGACCCGCAAAGGAGACTAACAATGGCGAAAATCGCAATACCTGAAACACGAGACGAACTAGAGGAGATGCTGGGCGACCAGAAGCGCGTCGCGGCCTTGATTGAGGCTGGACAGTTCGCCGAGGTTATCAAGAAGTACGCCCAGATCACCGACGACCGTGGGCAGTTGTCCGAGATCGTGACTGAGGCGATCAACGCCTCATTCGCCGGCCAGGACGCCATCCGTCAGGCGGTCGAAGAGACTGTCAAGGCGTCGATGGAGAAGACCCTCGGTGAGTACGGCGTCCAGCGCCCAAGCATGGCCGACAGTGTAGGCCGGGATGCCAAACTGCACGGCGCCGCCTACAACCGTCACGCCCTCGGCGCCCCGCTCGACAACGAGTTCGAGAGCACCGCCGACTTCATGCAGTCGATCTGGTATCAGAACCAGGCTGGCATGGACCGATGGCGGAAGATTCGCAACGACTACAGCTCGATTGATCCCGCAGCCGGCGGGTTCCTGGTTCCCGAAGTCCTGCGAGCCGAACTTCTGAGAGTCGCCCTGGAGACGGCGGTTGTCCGCCCAAGGGCGCGGGTCATCCCAATGGACTCGGCGCGGGTCCCCTTCCCGGCCATCGACGCGACCTCCCACGCCTCGTCTGTCTTCGGTGGCATCACCGGAACCTGGACAGAGGAGAGCGGAACGCTGGGCGAGTCTGAGGCCAAGTTTGGGCGCGTCGTCCTGCAAGCCTCTAAGCTCGCAACGATGTGCGATGTCCCGAACGAACTGCTAAGCGACTCGATCATTTCCTTCGCGGCCCTGATCGAGCAGCTTCTACCTGAGGCGATCTCCTGGTACGAGGACACCGCCTTCCTGACCGGCAACGGCGTGGGCCAGCCCCTTGGAGTGTTGAACTCAGCCGCATTGGTGACCGTAACCAAGGAGACAGGCCAGCTCGCTGACAGCATTGTTTGGGAGAACCTCGTCAAGATGTACTCCCGTATGCTCCCGTCCTCGTTGGGTCGGGCGGTGTGGGTCGCCAACGGCGACTGCTTCCCCGAACTGGCGACGATGGCTTTGTCTGTCGGTACAGGCGGCTCGGCCATCTGGCTCAACAACGGAGTCCAGGGCCCACCGTCCAGCATCCTTGGCCGTCCCCTGATCCTGACGGAGAAGGTGCCGACCATCGGCGGCGCTGGCTCTGGAAAAGACCTTTCGTTCCTGGATTTCGGATATTATCTCATAGGCGACAGAATGCAGATGAGAGCCGAATCCTCGATGCACGCCAAGTTTACGACCGACCAGACAACCTACCGGATCATCGAGCGCGTGGACGGGCGCGGCTGGCTTATGTCAGCCCTTACCCCGGCCAACAGCGCGAACACCCTGAGCCCGTTCGTAACCTTGGGTGAGAGGGGCTAACGGATGACGGCGCTTGAGATGCTTGAGGCTCTAGCTTCGGTAGGCTACAAAGCCTGCTGGTATGCGCGACGGGTAGGCGAGAATCCTGTCCCCCATATCCGTGTAAGTTACCCGGTTGAGGGCGGACCTGCGGCCTATCACGTCAACGACAAGCCGGGGACGCGAGAGCAAGCTCAAGAGTTGTTGGAACAGAACATACGGCCAGCCTGGGAGGGCATTCACACCCCCTCCCAGGCCAAGACCTAGAGGGCAATCAACCCCCCTTTAGGACGGGCGAAAGGAAACGAATATGGCAGCCTCAATGTTAGGGGCACTAGGCAAGGACTTCGATCTGAGCGTGTGTATCGCGCCTTACGATTCGCAGTCCGGCGCATCGACCGGCAAAATCTTCTCGATGAAGAACTGCCGGGGCGTAGGAATCCTGATCCAGAAGGCCGCAGGCGCGGGCGCGGATGTGGTCGTACCCATACTGTACGAGCAGACCCTCTACACCGGCGGCACCAAGACAGCCCTGGCGATCATCTCGAAGTATTGGATCAAGAACGAGGCGACCCTGGACGGCGACGAGGTGTGGACTGCGGCCACACAGACGGCATCGGCCACGCTGACCACCACCTCCGTTCTTCAGTCCTACATCTACTTCGAGGTCATGGCTGACCAACTGAGCGACGGGTACACCCACATCAGCCTGGACATCGCCGACACGGGTTCCGCCGGCACCCAGCCGATAGCGGTTGTCTACATCCCGTTCGGGCTGAAGGAACAGCGTATCCCGTCCAATATGCAGAACTGGCTCAACCCAGGGGCTGCAAACGCGTAGGAGGTAGAAGGTGGTTGAACCAACAAGACTTCTAAGGACCGACATCGAGGAAGCGCGAGCGGAGATACAGAAGGCCATAGGCTTGCTTGTGACCCGCTTCGGGCGTACCAGCGACCTTTGGGGGCACTTACAGTTGGCCCTCGACCGCCTGACAGAACCTTCTATACCAAGAGAACCGGCGGTGGCTACCCCCGACTCGCCACCTGATGAGGTGAAACTTCCTGATCTCCCACCAGTCGAAGAGGAAGCCGCCGCCGACATCCCTGAGGTTCCTGGGGATGTTGAACCGGAAGAGGAACCGGAAGTGCCGCCCGAGGCGCCACGCCAGTATCGGCGGCGGAAGGGATAAACCATGAGTTCACAATGGAAAGGCAAGGCTATCCGCGAGAGTACGCTAGGCATCCACGTCACCAAGACGCTGGCGACCCTCGCCGACGGGAATATCTTTGCCACCTATGGCCGGGTGCTTGTAACCCTGCTGTGGGGTCAGGCTACTGGGGTCGGTGATGGCGGCGCGACAACGATCAAGCTCCAGGAGGAGACGAACACCGTTGACCTCTGCGCGGCAACGACGATCACCAGCGATGCTATAGGAACCACATACTTCCTGACGGGTGACAAGGCCGTCATCCTGAACGGCACCGGCAACACACCCGTCATCGGTCAGGCTGGCGCTCTGTCGGCGTTCCCGCAGACGGGCGGGATGATCCTCGGCATGGCTGCGGCTGTTGACGCGATCCAGCAAGTCCAGACGGGCGACGACGCAACGGGCATCATCGAGTGGCACGCCTACTACATCCCGCTCGAAGAGGGAGCCTACATGGCGGCGTCCTAAACAACGTGGGGATAGGGGGCGGGTTCATTCCCGCCCCCGCCCTTGGAGGTAGTCGATGAGTGTATATTCGAGGGGCCTTGAGGGGCAACTAAACGACATCCTAACGATTCTTGGCACTACGGCGAGGTCGTTCTGGCCGTTCTGGGAGAAGACGGGCCAACTCGTCACGGGAATAAGTACCGCCAACCTAGTACCGTCGAACGCGGGCGCGGCAGAAGACCTAGAGCATGACTTCGCGCCGCTTACGCTTCCCTGTGGGTTGAACAGCTATCACTTCGACCCGGCGGGCGACTGTCACCTTGCGGGAACGGACAACGCGGTTTACACCTTCGTCGCTTCGCCGTTCTCAGTCGGTGCCTGGATACGGCCCAACACCATCGCCTCGAACGTCATCATTTCCAAGTATTCGGCAACCGTCAGGGAATGGCGCTTCTGGATCGACGCGGCGGGGCTTTTGGAAGATCGGAAGAGCGTCG